TTCATTGCTGGCAGGCCAGCTCCTGGAGCTACCTCGCAGAAGATTGTGGACAACTTGCAGCAGACCAGGCAGACGCTGAAAACTGATGCCAAGGCGATCTACGACCGTATCGACGAGGCGGTGCCAAAGAATTCTCCAGTTGAGCTGAACAACCTAAAAACTTACCTCGACGACCTGCGTACCAACCTGGGCGCTGCAGGCCGCATGACACCACAGGAATCCAATCTGGCCAAGATGCTGGAAAAGGGTGAGCTGACCTACTTCGGTCTCAAGCGAGAGAAGGACTTGGTTGGCCAGGCCGTTGGTGGCCTGAAGTCACCATACGACAACATGGCAGCCGGTGATCTCAAGCGCCTCTATGCTGCACTGGCCCAAGATCAACTGGACAACGTGGCAACGCTGGCAGGCGAGGAGGCTCGGCGAGAACTGCGTGCAGCCAACTTGCTGACCGCCAAACAGAAGGCTCTGGAGAAGCGCATCGTCGGCGCATTTGGCCAGGAGATCGATGGCAGTGTGGCCCAGCGTATGCAGACAGCCATCACAACGGCTGCCAAGGGCGATGCCGCGGCCTTCAATCGTCTGATGAAGGTGGTGCCAGATGAGTTGCAAAAGGAGACGCTGGCCACTGCCCTGGCGTCTGTGACCGCAGGCAAGGCGGCTGGACGTGCTGCTGGAGCTGCCGAAACCGTGTTCAGCCCTGCAGAGTTCACCAAGGTCTATCGTGGCCTTCGAGCCAACCCACCTGTCTACTCCCAGATGGTCAAGATCATGGGGCCAGAGTGGGACCGTGCCTCGCGTGATCTCTACGAGATTTCGAGGCGCATTGCAGACGCTCAGGCTCGCATTCCGACCACTGGCAAGGCAAACCAGATTCTTGGCGATGCAGCGGTCCAAGGTCTGATGGGCCAGGTCATGTCCAGCAGCGTGGCACAACGTGCTGCCACTGGCGTAGCCAGCATGGTGCCTGGTGGCGGTCTGATCGCACCAGACATTGTGCAATGGATGTCCTCAGCCAAGGGCGCTGGCGTGCAGAAGGCGGCCAAGCTCTTTGCCTCGCCAGAGTTCCAAGAGCTGGCCGTGCAGACTGCCACCAAGGGTGGCCAGCCAAGCCAGGCGGCGCTTCGTCGCACGGCCATGAGCAAGTCCTTTGGGGATTTCGCAAAAGAAGCGAACCTGCCACAATCTTTGGATGCACGCATCCAGTTCTTGCAGAGTGCAATCCAAACAGGACGACAATTCGACCAGGAGAACCAACAATGAGCGCACTCAGCATCCAGCCAACCTACCCGATCTTTACTGAGACGGATGGCTTGCCGTTGGAGAACGGCTACATCTGGATTGGCGCTGCCAACCTTGACCCGCAGGGCAACCCAATAAATGTGTATTGGGATGCAGCTCTGACCATCACGGCACCTCAGCCGATCCGCACCCTCAATGGCTATCCATCACGCAGCGGCACCCCGGCACGCATGTACGTCAACAGCGACTACAGTATCCGAGTGCAAAACAGCAAAGGCAGCCTGGTATATGGCGCACAAGCTGCGACAGAACGCTACAGCAGCGACTTGATTTCATTCACCGGATTCAAAGGCCAAGTCGGTGTCATTGCAGACCTTGCAGACGATGATGGATCAGACTGGATTGGTTTTGAGCAGGAAGGTGGTGCAGGTGTAGCTGTAGCAAGGTCTGCCCAAGACAAGATGCGCGACCTGGTCAGCGTCAAAGACTTTGGCGCTGTTGGCGATGACACCAACGACGACACGGCTGCACTGAACGCTTGCGCTTTGTATTGCCTGAACAGCGACAAGACGATGTTCATTCCTGCTGGCATCTACAAGATCACCGGCACCGTCACGGCAGAATGCTCGATTGCTGGTGTTGGCCCAAAAACCTCTGTCATTAAAAACTACGGCACAGGCGACGCGCTTGACCTAAGTGGTTCGGACTATTACACGACCTTCCAAAACTTTGGAATTGATGGCTCTGGGAATGCAAACAGTCGTGACGGCATTAGCCTATACAACACAACGACAAACACTGGAAATCCTGCCTACTGTTTCTTCTTTGCAGTCCACTCAAACAACAACGGTCGACACGGCCTGTACCATCGTTACGCTTGGGCGACGCGCTACTTGCAGTGCATGTTCACCTATAACGCTGGTCTTGGCGTCAATGAAGACACTGAGCTGAGCGATCTTGGAACAGCAAACTGTGTGACTTTCATCCAGTGCGACTCACGGCACAACGGCGGTACAACTTCTGGCTTTGGTGGCAACTTCGGTGGCGTCAAGGTCAGAGGTGCGCAGGGCTTTTCTTGGATTGGCGGAGTCATTGAGAGTAATAACGGGTATGGCGTTTACATTGGCGACGCGCCAGGAGGCGTTGCAACTCGTCTAATCCACTTCAAGCAGACTTACTTTGAGTTCAACGGCTACGACGTTACAGATGGTGCAAACTTTTATGTGACCGGGCCATGGGCGAACGTTGTTGTTGAGGATTGCTGGATTGCGCACGGCACAACAACAGGAAACACAAACACCGTTTATTTCCTGACGACCAGCCTGGATGGCGGCAACTTTGTTGAGCGCAACAACACGCTAAACAATGTCGGAACTGGCGGCACAAACAATGTTTATGGCGGCACTCATCTGGCTTCGCCACGTCCTGCTCTTGGCTCTGCGCCATCTGTCTACGCATACCAAAATGCAGCGACAGTCCTTGCAGTGCCGACTGCCACATTTACAAAAATTCCTTTGAACGTTGAGGCTTGGGACACCAACAATAACTTTGATGTTTCCCTTTACAGATTCACACCAACAATCGCTGGCTATTACCGCATCAACGCTCGGGCAAACTACTTCCCTGACGGCGGGACAAACTTCTTTGTGTCCATTTTTCAAAATGGAGCAGAGAATTTTAGAGGCACAAACGTAATCAACTCTGCGGCATCTGCTGGTGCTGGTGTTGACTGTATGGTGTACGCCAACGGCTCGACGGATTATTTTGAGTTCTTTGTTTTCCAGACTTCTGGTTCATCACAGAATTACAACCCTGCCTTTGCACTCTGCGGAATGCAAATCGACTACGCACGCAACCCTTGAAAGGAAAAATCATGGAACTCTACGACAAAATCATCGCCATCTATCCTGAACTGAATAACACACCAGAAGTGTTTTCTAACGGCACGATTGTTTTGTTGAACAACTCAGACGGCACACCAAGCTACATCAGCATTTGGGAACACAAAACACTTGAGAAACCAACTGACGAGCAGTTGGCTGCTCTTGATTAAAGGAGAATCTCATGCTGAAAACAGTTAGAGAAGTTAATGGGCCTGCGTTTCGTGCGTATCAAAACGCCAGCATTTCAATTGCAAATGCAACATACACTGTATTGCCATTAAACACTGAACAATTTGATACAAACAGTAATTACGACCCAACAACGTATAGATTTACGCCAAATATTGCGGGCTACTATCAGGTCAATGGAACAGCAAATTACTTCCCTGCTGGCGGTGGAAACTGTTTTATAAGTGTTTTTAAAAATGGTACGGAATATTCTCGTGGCCCCTATAGTTCAGAAGTAGCCCCAGGTCTTGGTGTGTCTGACATTATTCCAGTGAACGGTACAACAGACTATCTTGAGTTACGTTTGTTTCAAGCATCTGGCATAAGCCAAACATACAACCCTGCCATAAACTTATGCTTTATGAGCAGCGCATTCGTAAGAAAACTTTGAAAAAGGATTAAATCATGTCAACTAATTCGCAAATTGCATTTGCCCCACTTGGCAACACAGTCGTAATCCCTGCCACCACTTCTGCGTCAACTGGGGTTCAGGCTCTGGTGTTCTCAAGGCTTGATGCCCAAAGCACAGGCCAGTACCGCATCATCAACAACAGCTCCAATACGGTGTTTCTGGGCGTCGGCCCAACGGCGGCTATTGCAGAGGCCAACGCAGTGGCCCCGGTCGCTGGCACACCATCTGCAGCCATTGTGCTGGTGCCTGGTGCTGTTGAGGTTCTGCGATTTAATCGTGAGTCCTTCTTCAGCGGCCTGGCCCCTGCTGGCGCATCCACTGTCTACATCGTGCAGGGCGAGGGCATGTAATGAGCCAGGTCGATGCAACTGATGCACGACTTCAGACGCACGAAGAAATTTGTGCGCTGAGATATGACCAGATCAATGCGCGTCTCAAGCGCATTGAAGGCATCATGATAAAGACCGCTGGCATCATGCTTGTGTCAATGGCAGGAACCATTTTTGCTGCGATCTGGATGACAAAGTGATTGATCCCATCACCGCCCTTGCTGCGGTATCTTCAGCGGTAAACCTCGTCAAAAAGGCTGTCAAGACCGTTCAGGATGTGCAGTCTTTGGGGCCGGTGTTGGGTCAGTATTTTGACGCCAAGGCGCAGGCCATCGAGGTCGTAGAGAAGGCCAAGATGGGCGGATTTAAGGGGTCGGCACTTGGCAAGGCACTAGAGCTGGAACTTGCTCTGGAGCAGGCTCGGGAGTTTGAGGAGCAGGTGAAGATGCTCTTCTTCCAGTCCAACAAGATGGATGTCTGGATGCGCATTACGGCCAGGGCCAAGCAAATGGAAGCCGATGCCGCCCGTGCTGAAGGCAAGCGCAAAGCTGAGGCAAAGCGCAGGCAGGCCGAGATCGACGACATCATCTTAATCACGATTGCCGTCCTTACATCAGTATTTGTTCTCGGCCTGACCGTTTACTTCATAGTTGAGATGGGGCAGCGGCATATATGACCGAGAAGCTCAACGCCAACACCACCCTCGACAAAATTCTGGGGTATGTGGACAGCCCGTTCAAGCTGTTTGCGGTGATTCTTATGGCGGTGATTGCGTTTGCTGGTTATGCTCTGTACGAAAGCCAAGACTTCATCCGTGACGCTTACAAGGAGTCGCAGAAGTTGCCTGAGATACGAACAGACCGAGCCGATGATGCTGCGACGATGCTGTTCAAACAAACTGGTGCAACTGTGGTGGCGATCTTCAAAGTCAACCCGCTGTTCAATTCCAGGACGCTTTACAAGGCCTACACCAAGGACGGGCGCGACAAGACGATTGAGAACATCGATGTTGGCCTGTTCACGCACAACTCATCGAATAACTCAGATGTGGTCAAGCTGATGACCAATGAGATACCATGCGGCGAGTATCGATACGCACAGTCCGAGGTCGGGCTTTGGTATCTTGAGAAGGGCGTGACATACACCTGTCGAGTCAGTGTCCCACCAGACTCGCATCGCTTCGTGGGACAGATCACAGTTGGCTGGGCAGCGCAGCCAGCAAACCTAGAGCAGACAAAATTCATGCTGGAGATTGCCAGCGCAATGTTGACCAAGAGAGGAAGCTGATATGGACTGGCTCAAGCAGATCGCACCAACGATTGCCACTGCCCTGGGTGGCCCACTGGCAGGCATGGCCGTCTCTGCGGTCTCCAAGGCCATTGGAGTGGACGAGGCAAAGGTGGGCGATCTAATCGCCTCCAACAAGCTGACCGCCGACCAGATCGCGCAGGTCAAGCTGGCCGAGATCGAGCTGCAGAAGCAGGCGCAGGACTTGGGCTTGAACTTCGAGAAGCTAGCCGTGGATGACCGCAAGTCTGCACGGGAAATGCAGGCCACCACTCGCTCTATGATGCCTCCCATCCTGGCTGGCGCTGTGACCCTGGGTTTCTTCGGAATCATGGTGATGATGTTCTTTAACCAGATCGACAGCAACAATCCTGCAATCCTGATGATGCTCGGCAGCCTGGGCACTGCCTGGACAGGGATCATTGCCTACTATTTTGGCAGCTCTGCTGGCTCCCAGGCCAAGACCGATCTGCTCTCCAAAGCCACAAAGTGAGGACACCATGAAACAGAACTTTGAAGCTGCACTGGCTGCCGTCCTACATCATGAGGGTGGCTTTGTGAACCACCCAAAAGACCCAGGTGGCATGACGAATCTCGGCTGCACCAAGAAGGTCTGGGAGGAGCACTGTGGCCACGAGGTGGACGAGAAGACCATGCGTGCGCTCACGCCTGCCGATGTGGCTCCTCTGTATAAAACAAAGTATTGGGACAAGGTGCGTGGCGACGAGCTGCCGTCTGGCGTCGATTACGCTGTGTTCGATGCTGCCATCAACAGCGGCCCAGGAAGGGCTGCGAAGTGGCTCCAGACGTGCGTTGGGGTCGAGCCTGATGGCGGCATAGGCCCGAAGACTTTGGCGGCTGTGGCGTCCTTTGACTCACAGCAGCTCATCGAGGACTACTGCAAGCGCCGACTGTCATTCCTGATGTATTTGGAACACTGGCCAACCTTTGGCAAGGGCTGGGAAAGGCGCGTGGCTGATGTGAAGACCAAGGCCACAGGAATGATTTCCTGAGACCTACTGCGTGGCCTTGCGATTGCGGCAGGCCTCACGCATCGCTGGGGTGAAGTCCGGGTGAAACGATGCCAGGCTGCAGTCGATCACCCGTCTTTCAGGTGCGACTATTGCAGATGCTGCGATCAGCACGATCCACATGCAGGTCACCAGCACCACGGCCAGCACCACGAGCATGGCACTGGCCATCCTTTTCAGGTATCCAGACACAGGGCTGGCAGGCAGTGGATCAGCAGCCAGCATGACTGGCCTGCACTTGACCACACGAGCAGGGCAATCGCGGTCCTGTACGCAATCTTGGTCACAGCAGTTCATTTGTCCAGGCCCAAGAACAGACAAGCGTGCTTATGGCTCACGCCTTTGGAGTCAATGTAGGTCTCTCCACAGCCTACCATCCACTCCATGAGCAGGATTGCAATTGCCACACCGATTGCGGTGGCCAGCACCAGGTTGAGCAGCTTCTTCATTTCTTGGCCTCCGAAGGTGGCACCCAGCCCATTGCGCGAAAGCGATCCATGATGTTGGTGGACGCTGCTGGCACATAGCGCCAGTTGGGGTTGAGCAGACTGGGCCTGATGGCCAGCCAAGAGGGTTGCTGAGGTTGTGGGGCTTGCATGGTGGTCTCCTTAGATTTTGAACTCATGGGCCTTTAGGAAGGCAATCTCTTGTTCGGTGGCCATGCACACGGCCATCATGTGCTTTTGCAGATAGGCCTGCAGCTTGGCCCTGTTGCTTGGCGATGGGCACTTGCGGTATGTTTCGATCAGTCTGCTCACGTTCAGCTCCTTGCTGGTTGTGGGTTGGTAGGCCTCCAGTATACCACGATTCCCCACAATCTAATCAACTAGAGATAAACCCTAATCTTTAGGAGTTTTTGCAGCAATCACCTTAGCCACCGTTTCCAAGGTTGTGAAGCGGTGCATGTTGGCGCACTCATAGCGCCTGTACTTGGCATTGTCTGCACGCTGGCGAGTTTCCTGCACCAGCGTCCAGGTGCCACACACTGGGCACTTCATGAGGCCACCTTCTTGCCCTCGTCTGCCAGCCCCTGCTTGATGTAGTGCAATACCTGGGCGGCCAGTGTCCTAGTGTCGTTTTCGGCCTGGCGGCGCAGCGCCAGCTCAACATCTGCTGGGATGCGGATCGTCATGTAACGATCCTTGGTCTTGGCGTCTGCGGCGGCCATCAGTCCGTGCCCCCAGCATTGATGACCACATCCTCGAACATGTCTGCGGTGGCCTGTCCGGTGGCCAGCTCGACAGGGATGCCGTGCGTGAGCAGGCTCACCAGATCGTCCTGGCCTGCCACCTCGATGTCGAATCGGGTCTGGGCTGCGTACTTGATGGCCTGGGCCTGGTTGGCTGCACGAATCAGGCGGTGCTTGTTGGTCTCGGTGTCGGTGACGACATAAATGCGCGTGGTCATGTGTTTCCTATGTGGTTGGTGAAAAAAGCGCTGATCTGCTCTTTTGCATGACCAGCACCTTTCCCCACTATACAACAGAATCCCACACTTTCGAGATATGCAATCCAGTCTTTTTGCTCGGCACTAAGACTGCCGCCTTTGCTGCGTTTCATCTCGATCCACAAGCTCCAGGCAGGCACAAACAGATCGGGCACGCCAGAGGCCACGCCTTCGGCCTTCAGGCGGCCAGCGGTGGCTTTGCTCCTGGCACCACCATTTGGGATCGCAAAGATGCGCACGTCTGGCCAGGTCTGCCGAAACCAGCGCACCAGCTCGCGCTGCTCCTCGTGTTCGGTGGGGATTAAAACGGACATGCAAACTCCCACTTCTCGCAGGCATTCACCTCGTCAGCAAACTCGCCTGGCGGCCTCATGTCAAAGACCGAGCAGTGGCCTGCTTGGCTGAAATGCTCGCATGTGTGGCAGCACTTTGGCGGCCCAGATTGCAGCCACTGGCGATAGTCAAGCAGGAATTGTGGTTCTGGTGGTCTGGCGGTCATGTCCAACTCCTTTTCAAAACACGATGAAACTTCCCATCCATTTTGTATTCGATGGCCTTGGGCGGCTGGCTATTGCTCATCTGCACGGCCAGGTATTCCAGCCCTTCGCTATCACCCATGCGCTCGGCCTCGGCCAGATGTGCACCTGACGAGTTGGCCATCTTGAAGAGCTGCTGCATCGCACGCTCTCCAGCATAGCCATCATGCAGCACCGGCAGGTACTCGGTGATGGGCTTGTCGGACAGACTTCCATAGTAGGTGCAGGACAGCATCTCCTTTCCGCTGGCCTTGCTGATGTGCCTGCGCCAGTTCCAGCTCGTCACCTCAAGGTCTTTGCCTTCCAGGCCCATGATGTCGTCGTTGCGCAGCTCCAGCTTCTTGCGCTCAGGCTCAGGGAATGGATGCAAGCAGGCAGGGCAGACGGCCACAGAGATGGCACACAGCTCGCCACAGTTGTCGCAGACCTTCACTGGTGCCTCTCCATTGCCATCGCCTGCCTTCTTTGGCGGCTGCACTGCGGTGATCGGCCCGTGCGTGGCCACCACCCCAGCAAAGTCCAGCACCAGGCAATGATCGGTGTGGCTCTTGATCCTCATGCCTCGGCCTGCCATCTGGACGTACAGGCTGGCGCTCATGGTCGGGCGCAGCATGGCAATCAGGTCGATGTCAGGATAGTCGAACCCAGTGGTCAGCACATTGGCATTGGTCAGTGCGCGTAGGCGGCCAGCCTTGAACTCTGTCAGCATTCGCTCGCGTTCCTTCTTCTGAGTTTCACCCGTCACGCACTCAGCGGTCACGCCTTGCTGACGTAGGACTTCGGCTACATGCTGTGCGTGCTTGACGCCTGTACAAAACACCAGCCAGGCCTTGCGATCTCCTGCCAGCTCAATGACCTCGCGCACAACCCGCTGATTGTTGTCGTCGGTGTCAACGGCCGCCTGCAGCTCGGCCTCGATGAACTCGCCCCCACGCTTGTGCACGCCAGTCACATCCAGTTTGGCCCTGGTGACCTTGGACCGCAGGGTGGCTAGGTAGCCCTTAAACACCAGCTCCTCAATGCTCACAGGCTCGATCAGGGCATCGAACAGGGCAGGCTTGTCGGTTATCAGGCCATGCCCAAGGCGGTAAGGCGTGGCCGTGAGACCGATGACCCGCAGGCTCGGGTTGATTGCCTTCAACTCGGCCAGCAGTTTGCGGTATCCACCCTCGTCCTTGTGGTTGACCAGGTGGCACTCATCAATGATGACCAGATCGATATGGCCCAGCTCCTTGGCCTTACTGCGCACCGACTGGATGCCAGCAAATGTGATCGGCTCTCCGAGCTGCTTCTTACCGATGCTGGCGCTGTAGATGCCCATCGGAGCGCCAGGCCAATGCTGGCGCATCTTCTCGGCATTCTGTTCGATCAACTCTTTGACATGCGTCAGCATCAGCACCACGGTCTCTGGCCAGTTCTGCAGCGCATCCTTGCATAGCGCGGCCACGATGTGGCTCTTGCCGGACCCGGTGGGCAGCACAAGGCAAGGGTTGCCTGCATGGCCTGCCTCGAACCACGCATAAAGCTGGTCGATGGTTCGCTGTTGGTAGTCACGCAGCATCAGGTTCCTCCATGATCTTGCGTGCGGCAAAGTGCCAGTAGTTGTTGCTGTGCTGCTGCGACTTGTGAATCTCCATGAACTTGTCATGAAGGCGCTGGCGCTCGGCTGCGGCAATGCTGCGCTCGTACTCGGTCCAGTGCGCCTGCGTCCATGTGCGATTGCGCTCGGCTTCTGCTGCCATCTTGCAAAGCCCTGCAATCGTTTCGAAGGTCGGCCCGTTTCGCAGCACCACTTCAATGGCGACTTCGAGTGACACTTCTTCAGCCATTGTTCTTCTCCTTGAGTTTGGCTTCGATGGCTGCAACGACTTTCTTGCCCTTTTGAGAAACTGGGCCTGCACCACCATTCATGCCGTAGTAATAGCGCAAGATGTCATCGGAGAGGATTTCCTCCTCCGTCAGCCCAACCCAAGGCCGATTTGCTGCGGGTGGGGTGAACATGGCCTCGACCTTGGCAGTCTGGTCACGCTCACAGTACACAGACACTGTGTTGTCTTTGTCGATGGCAAGATCGGCCACAACCATATCGTGACCCCATGAAGTTCTGACAGGGGCTTGATGCCACTTCCACGCCACCGGCTCCTGCTTCTCGGCCTGCTCGATTGCGGTGCGGAGGGCGTCTGCTGCATCTGTCGCAACTTTGTGCGGGTACATGGTCACAATCGGCCCACCATCTTTAGGCTTCCTGACTTGAATCCTGGTTTCAGGATTCTCATACCGCGCCAACATCTCCAGCGCCTCCAGCGCCTGCTTCATTATTTCGATAGTCATCCCACAATCCTCCCACCAAACTGCTTGCGTAGGTCATGCAATTGCGTCCAGCCCTTATCCGCACAGGCAGCAGCATTGGCCAGCAGCTCCTTGGAGCTGAACACGCCTTCTTGCTCAGGATCGCCATTGGCCACATTCGTGCCATTGATCTCATAAACAGCCGTCCACTCATCTGGCCCATCCTTGCGCTGCCAGGCCACCAAA